CTGATGAGTTAGAGGAAGACGATATAGAAGAGGGGATGTCATGAGTAAAATAGGAAACTATGTATTAGGAGAGATAGAAGAAAATGCTGACGCTAGATATAGAAACGACTATGGCTATGAACCACATATGGTGTTGTGGTATACATATCTCAGGAGAAAAGCGAGAGAGGGTCTTGCTAAATCCCATGCAGTTAGAGCAGCATATACATGGAACACAGGTCATAACAGGCCACAACATAGTTAGCTTTGATGCACCTAAGATCAAAGAGCTATGGCACCTAAGCATTCCTAGCTGGAAGTTAAGAGACACGCTTCTTATGTCTCGACTATGGAACCCTAGACTAGAAGGAGGCCACTCATTAAGAGCATGGGGAGAGCGTCTTGGTTATGCTAAAGGTGACTTCACTGATTACGATGGTGGAATGTCAGAAGAAATGATCTCTTATTGTAAGCAAGATGTTTCTATTACTGTCAAGTTAGAAGACTATTTAACCAAGGCACTAGCCAAGGATAAGTTCTCTGAGGAATGCGTTAAGCTTGAACATGATGTTGCTGTTATTACTCAGCAGCAAGAGATCAATGGCTTTAAGCTAGACTTAGTAAGAGCTAATCAATTATTAACTGACCTCATGGAGAGAATGAATGTCCTCGAACGAGAAGTACAAGAAGTCTTTCCACCCTTGGTGGAGAAACGAGTCTCGGAAAAGACAGGAAAGCAACTCAAAGATAAAGTCACAGTCTTTAACCTTGGAAGCAGAAAGCAAATTGCCTACCGCCTCCAAGAAAAAGGAATAGTATTTAAAGAACAGACTGAGAAGGGTAACATCATTGTTAATGAGAAGACCTTAGCATCAATTGATCTACCAGAAGCAAGGCTTATAGGTGAATACCTAACCTTACAAAAACGAGTAGGTCAGATAGATAACTGGGTCAATGCAGTAGCTGATGATGGTAGGGTACATGGTCGTGTTATAACGAATGGTGCTGTCTCTGGACGGATGACTCACCAGACTCCTAACATGGCTCAAGTACCTGCTAGTAAGCACGACAAGAAGACAGGTGAGTTGTTGTGGGGTAGAGCCTCTTGGTATGGCACTGACTGTAGATCTTGTTGGATTGTAGAAGAAGGTAATGTGTTAGTTGGTATAGATGCTTCTGGCTTAGAGCTACGAATGCTTGCCCACTACATGAATGATAAGTCGTATGTTGAGCAGATATTAGATGGTGATATACATTCGTATAACCAGAAGATGGCTGGCTTAGATACGAGAGATCAAGCGAAGACCTTCGTGTACGCTCTGATTTATGGCGGAGGTGTAGCTAAGATTGGACAGATCGCTAATGGCTCTGCTCGTAAGGGTAAGCAATTGATTGATCAGTTCATGAAGAACCTACCAGCATATGCCAACCTCAAGAAGCGAGTGTTGACCGCTATGCGTAAGAATGGTACACTACAAGGGCTGGACGGGAGGAGACTACGTGTAGAATCTGAACACAGTGCATTAAATTTCTTATTACAATCAGCAGGTGCTGTGATAATGAAGAAAGCTTTAGTCATATTACATAGCAAACTAATTGAGAACCGTATCTGGTTTAAGTTAGTAGCTAACGTACATGATGAATGGCAAATAGAAACTACCAAAGAGTATGCTGAAATGGTAGGGCAGTTAGGAACTCAAGCTATCAAGGAAGCTGGTGAAAGTTTTAATATGAATTGTCCATTAGATGGTGACTACAAAGTTGGTACCACTTGGGCAGAAACACACTAGAGTTTCCTAGGAAACTTCGCAATTAGGTCTAGTGTACTTTTAATTAATAAGGAATAAAATCCATGCAAAATACTAATCAAGCAATTAAGATCCAAGCCGTAGCTTACTGGTTCTCTTTCCTAGAGAAGAATGAGATGTCCGATAAGTATCAAGTTGATGTAAGTCAGCTATCTGAAACTCAAGTAGATCGCTTGGAAGGTCTAGGTATTAATGTTAAGAACAAAGGTGATGACAGAGGTTACTTCGTAACTGCTAAGTCTACCAATCGTGCTCCTCGTGTAGAAGATACTGAAGGGTTCGCAGTGACTGAGCCTGTAGGTAATGGCAGTAAGGTTACGTTCATCATTAAGCCTTATGATTATAACTTCAAAGGTAAGACAGGTGTTGGTGTTGGTTTATCCAAGGCTCGTGTTGATGATCTAGTAGTCTTCAATAAAGAAGATGCTGGCTTCGATGATGTACCTGAGTTATAAATGTTAATTCTCATAGACGCTGATATCTTTTGTTATCGTATCGGCTTCGCCTGTGAGGAGGAGAGTGAGTCAGTTGCTTGTAAGACTATGAGTAACTACCTCACTAACATCATTGAAGATTTGGTGATGGACTCTGATGATGAAGAACATGAGGTTGAACTGTACCTAACTGGTTCAGATAACTTCCGCTTCGATTACGCTGTTACTGCAGAGTACAAAGGTAATCGTAAGAAGAATAAGAAACCTCAACACATCTCTGCGCTGCGTGATCATTTGATTGCCCAGCATGGAGCTGTAGTTACTCAAGGTGAAGAGACAGATGACAGGATAGCGATCCGAGCTACACAAGAACCAGAAGCAATAATCGTTTCTTTAGATAAGGACTTTTACCAACTGGTGTGTGGACATTACAACTTTGTTAAGAAGAAACTCTTTTATATTACTAAAGAAGAAGCTGTGTTTAATTTCTATATGCAGTTCTTAGTTGGTGATACTGCTGATAACATCATGGGTGTTAAAGGCATTGGCCCTAAGAAAGCTGAGAAGCTTTTAGAAGGTAAGACTGAGTTAGAAATGTATGCTATCTGTGTAGATAAACTTGGAAGCGAAGAACGCGCTCTTGAAAATGGAATACTTCTGCACTTACGCAGGGAGGATAATGAGATATGGCAACCACCAAAACCCGTAACAACGGACGATGGACAGAAGCAAGACACAAATCATTTATAATCTCTGCGTTACGTGGAGCACATAGTAAATGGGGAGTTAAAGCGGATGTTAAAAAACTTGCTAGAGTTTCTACAGGGCGGTATGTATGCGCTGAGTGTGGCAATGTTGGCCCAGCTACTCTACCACCTTTGGATGGGCAGAAGCGTAGAAGGAACAATGCTGCTGTTGATCACATTGAGCCTGTCGTGGAGCCTGCTGAAGGATTTCAAGATTGGAATACATACATAGAGCGTATGTTCTTAGAGCTAGATGGTTATCAAGTCCTGTGTCATGATTGTCATAGCACAAAGACTAAAGAAGAACGAGTAGTACGAACTGAAATGAGGAGAAAGAAATGAGACATCTAGTAATACCAGATACTCAAATCAAACCTGATAACAACACAGACCATATGACTTGGGCTGGTAAGTATGCAGTTAAAATGAAACCAGATGTTATCATCCATCTTGGTGATCATTGGGACATGCCTAGCCTAAGTAGTTATGATGTGGGTACTAAAAGCTTTGAAGGTAGGCGGTACACTAAAGACATTGAAGCAGGTAATGCAGCAATGGATAAGTTGTTAGCTCCTATTAGACGAGAACAAGCACGTCTGAAAGAGAACAAGAAGAAGCAGTGGAACCCTCGCTTAGTATTCTTATTAGGCAACCATGAGTATCGTATCATACGTGCTATCGAAAGTGATCCTAAGATAGATGGACTCATTAGTTATAATGATTTCAATCTAAACGGATGGGAAGTGCAAGACTTCTTAGACCCTATTGTTATTGATGGTGTTGCCTACAGTCACTACTTCACTTCAGGTGTGATGGGTAGACCAGTATCCTCTGCTAAGTTACTTCTACATAAGAAGTATATGAGCTGTGTGATGGGGCATGTACAAGACCGTGACATTGCTTATGCTCGTAGAGCTGATGGTAAGAACATGACTGGTTTGTTTGCTGGTATCTACTATCAACATGACGAAGCCTATCTGAATCCACAGACGAATGGTTCTTGGTCAGGGTTATGGGTATTCAATAGTGTTGAAGATGGTAGCTTTGATGAACTCCCTGTATCAATGGACTACCTACGGAGGACTTATGGCGCTAACTCTGGAAGAACTGAAAGGACGCTTAAGGCAGTTGGATGAAGTGATTCTTGTTGACATCCTACAGTTGGAGTCAGCAGATATAGTTAATAGATTTGAAGATGTTATCGAAAGAAACTTTCAATCTTTAGAGAGTGAAGTAGAGTCTCCTGAAGATAGACTCTATGACGATATGTACCACACTTCAACTTATAATGGAGATTATTATGATTGATAAAATAGAACCTACATACACCTTTGATAATGACTTTGGTGATATAGAAGAAGAGCGACCAGCAGCTAGTAAGATGCAGGTAGGAGGTGATCATTATACTAAGCTGGGTATACAGCCTATGGAATACTCTATGGCTAATGACTTGAATGCTTTACAACATACAGCAATTAAATACATCACTCGCTATAAGGATAAAGGTAATCCCCTACTGGACTTAGCTAAGGCAGTTCACTGTATTGAAATGCTGATTGAACATGAAGTAAACAATTAAATAGTCAAGCAAAATAAAGGGGACAATTAAGTCCCCT